ACTTTTAGTTTCAGAAAATGGCGGAAAAAAACTCCGCCATTTTTTTGCCCTTAAGGTTTTTTCCAAATATGTATAAAAATATAAAAATCATAAAAACGGGTATTGACCCAAAACCATTTTTAGACCAAATTACCGAATATGACTGGAATTGGGTTTCTAGGCAAAAAGGTGTTGCTGGCGATAGAAACCCATATGGGTTTTTACCACTTATTATGGCAAAAGTGAAAAGAGGCGAAGATCCACATGATGTGGATAGACAAGGAAAAACCCAAATGTATCAAAAATACACTTCGGTTCAGAATTTTTGGAAAGAGTGGAATATTGACGAAACAGGCAGAGCAGCATTTTTTAGACTGCAACCAGGAAATAGGGTTAACTCACATATTGATCGAGGAAGTTATTATAAAAATAAAGACAGATATCATCTATCACTTGCTGGAACTTATGAATATACTGTTGGTGAGGAAGTTATGATAGTGGAACCTGGTACGTTTTTTTGGTTCCATAATAAAATACCTCACGGTGCTGTAAACATCAGTGAGGTTGATAGAGTTTCATTGGTTTGGGATGTTCCTCACAATGCAAAGAATCCCCAACACTTTATCTAGGAGAAAGTATTCTTAAGTTATCTCCTTGTTTTGTACGTTTGTTGATATATTGAGATGAATTACTATATGTCATAATAGTTCTCATATCATCCATTACAACTTGTAGATAATTTGGTCTTAGAAAATGTATAATTCTCTTTTTATCATTTTGATCAATTTCATATTCATAGTTACTAACTGATGTCATAATATTAGACCCAGAAAGAGTTGTATTAGTTCCATTTTCAGAATATGTGAAAGTAAAATTTTCATCAACAATTTGACCTTTTTCAAGTATTCCTATATTAGATGAATTTTTTATCTGTTTTGTTTCATAGTGTTTTATTGCAGTTAATTGATCTATATTGTATTTGTTATTCAAGTATCTTTGTAACTGATATTGACTCATTGGCCATTCATCTCTAACACTAATAATATTGTTAGATAATAAGATAACCCAATCTAGTTGATCATTATCATATATTTTTTTAGCGACTATATCAGGTCTTTCATCACCTTTTATAGCATATTTTTCAAATGCTACTGCATTATGAAAAAAGTCATCTCTTATTTTACCTCTTTTGAAGAGGTTTTTTGCTAAAACAAAATCATTACTAGAAGTTCTAGTGTTATGTGGTGATGGAACCAGTACGTCTGGAAATTGGTCGAAGTATGCCATTAGAATCCTATGTCTTTATCAGTGAACCAATCAGATAGTGGACCGTTTTCATCTATTTGATCAGATAATCTTTCTTTATTTGTTTTACTTGACTCGTAGTCATCTGCAAATATAGGTGTTAATTCAGAAAAACTTAGAGTCATAGTAGATGTAGTTGGTTGTGATATTGCATTTGGATCATCATATGCAGACCATAATCCACTGGGTGTAAAGTTTATTTCACATCCAGTCAGAGCACACATTTTGAATGTGTTCAAACTTTTGATTCTATTTTCTCCATTCATATAAGCTATTCTAAAGACGTTAGGAGAAAGTAAGAATAAATCACCAGATGATCCACCAGAAGATCCTCTTGCTGGTAACATGCCTTGTTTGAAGAATCTCATAATTCTTCTTACTTGATCAGAATCTTGCTCATCTTGAGGCATGAATGCAAATTGAAAAGAGAAACTTCTTATTTTAGGACCACTGAATAAGGTTTCTAGATTTGGGTTTACAGCTTTTCCTGTTGCTCTAGTAACAAATTGCCTCGTATCAGTGTTTATATTCAACTGCTGCAAACCCATTTTTGTAGCTTGTGCTGATATTAGTTGTGCAGCATCACCACCTTGCTTCTGAAAATCCCCCACTAAATTTCTTGCTGTATTTGCACCTTGTTGTGCTAATGAAAGGATACCTTCCGAACCATTCAACAAACCACCAACTGCAGTATATCCTGCCATAAATGCTGCAGCTTCAAATGCATTTGCACTACCTTCACCCCATGCAACAGAATTACTACTACCCAATTGGTTTGGTATTGGTAGTTTTACTGTTCCTTTATATTCTTTAGTTCTTTTACCTGATTTAAGACCTCCAAATAGAGTCTTTTTAAAAGTACCTTTTGCAGATTCTTTTGCTGCTTTTATTTCTTTTTTGCTTTTAGGAATATTTCCTTGAAAAGCAGTACCAAGCATAGCTTCTTGAGGTGCTTGATATTTGAACATATCAATTTTCACATAGTCTTGTGAAGGACCACCTTTTGCATCATAATAAGCATCTTTTGGAAATTTTAGATTAGGTGGTGGTGTAAGAAAATCTTTGAAACCAATATCGCTTGTAAAACCGTTGTTTGGATCAAATATTCCTTCTAGACCTTCACCAAGACCTTCATTATCAAATCCTAAATTTAACAAGTCACTGTCTACTGCATTTGCTGCTTCTGGAACTGTTTTAGGTAAGGATGTCATTCCAGTTGATATATCATACATCCCTGATTCACGAAGAGAATTTTCTAATGTTGTTGAATTAGATAAACTTTGTTTATTTACTTTTGTTGAAATATCATCTATTGCATTTAGAAATTCATTCTGTCTTGCACCACCATCATCACCATTTATTATTGCTCGACCTAATTCACTATCTGGAGTTATAATATTTTGAGTACCATATGCTGCTTGTATTCTTTGTGTTGTACCAAAGTCACCATTCATGGTGTCTAGACTTAAAACTTCTCTTACAGTCACACCATTTACTTTATATGTAAATGAGTGTGTCAACTGACCATTATCCAATATTGATAGAGGTTCAACTTTAGTAGACATTACCAAATCCCCCTAGTACTAATAGGTATCTCAATGCTACCAAGATCTCTAACGAACTCTTGGAGATTCATTTCTAGGGCGGTGTTCCATTCTTCCATTGCGATATCTACAAACAATGTATCAACGTAGGATTTTAGGTATTTATGGTATCCTTTAGGGAGCTCTGCTGGATTTGCTTCATCACACCACTCTAATATCATTTCTCTTTCATCTGTTGCATAATAATGTAGGTTTACACCCCAGAAATTATTACCTTGACTTGCTACAATATAACATAATGGGTTTCTATCGTAATACCTTAGTTTATTTGCTGTTTTAGCACCATATTGGAATAGCATTAGGTGTCCAGGAGCAGGAGAACCTACAACTTTTGATTTTGGAAATAAATTACTAAATGCCAAGTTCTTTCTCCGTCATTATTTGGAATTTCCATCTTCTATCCTTACAGAATTCTTCTGCGGCTTCCCACTTTGCTTGGTTTTTGGCGTAAGTCATAACCTCTGTGACGTACCTTTTAGTTCTGGCTTTTTGTATTCTTGGTTCTTTTACTTCTTTTGCAGGTTTTATTTCAACTATACTTTCAATCATTTTACCAGAACCATCTTTATACTTGATATAGAAGTCAGGAAAGTATCTATGGTATCTATTATCAATAGGAGATCTATAAGGTATAATGACCTCTTCAGATGACCATTTTAGTATCCCTGGGTTACTATCACAGTAATTCATGAATTTTAGTTCCCAAAGTGACCTATATACTATATTAGTGGGATCACCTTTATATTTTTTAGGTTTTGATGGTCTAAATTTGCCTTTATATGGCATTTACGACAAAAATCACTCGTTTTATTTAGATGACAGATGTAGCAGACGTATTTAGAAGAGGGCGACATTATTTACCCACAATGATGTTGACCAAAACTGATACCAAATTTGGTAATATAACTCCTGCATTTAATAATTCATATGATGTCTTTGTAAATCTAAGTGAGGCTGGTGGTGATTGCTTGAGATTTATAAACCAGCATGGATTTTTTGATAAAAGCAATAATTCTAATCCTGGGGATTATCTAAGATTATTTTGTTCTGAAGCACTATTACCTGGAACTCAATTATCAGTTGAAGAAAATGTTGGACAAAGACAAGGAGTTGTTACACCTATTGCATCTTTGAGAAGATTTCCTGATGTATCATTAACTTTTTATGCTCAAAGAGATTATTATACTCAAGATGTATTCAATGCATGGGTAGAATATATTAGTCCGATAAGAATGTCAAATGGTAGGCATGAGGGTAATACTGAAATGAGGAGAAGATTTCCTCAATCCTATAGGAGGATGAAATATCCTAAGTCATATAAAGCTA